TCTAAGATTTTGACCTCTATTCTGTGTTGCTGGTGATTTGGGTACACTAGGTAATTGTGATCCAGAACCTACTGGTTTTGGTGTTGCCGATTTTGCCTGTTTTCTCATTGCGTCAATTTTTTCTGCAGCACCAGGATTTGATTTTTTAAGTTTTTCAATTTGATCTGGAGTCATATTTTTTAATTTATCTTCCCACTTTTCCAAGATAATTAATTCTTCTCTCCAGTTGGAAAACTGTTCATTTTTCACACAACGATTATAAGTTTTTCCGAACAATTTCTGGGTGCCTTTTTTCTCATATCCTGGCCAACACTTTTTCGCCTCATCAACATTATGCTCTCCACTATCCACATAGTCTGCTGCACTATCCAGATAATCTGCTGCCTTTGTAATTTTTGACTGAACCCATGCTTCAATATTACCTTCACCCTTCATTTTTTTACGAAGTCTTTTTGCTGCTGCAATAATTGTAGAAAGTTCTGAGCGAGCCATAGAATATTCATGATCATATCCTTCTGGCATATTTCCAGGATGTGGAGTATTAGGTGTATATTTTTTGCCTAGAGAAATAGGCATAGAATATGTATCCCAATATCTGGTTCCATATTTGCACTCACTGCGGGATTCATTTTTTTCGCATTTTGGGCAATATCTGATCATTTCTACTGCTTCCGATTTTGTTCCCCAACTTGAGGCACCAACTTTACGACATTTAACCAGTGCTCCAGATGCATATGCACTTGGCCAAACTTTATATCTTGATTTTACTTTGTGATAACATGCATCCTTCTTCTCATCAATTATTTCACCTTCCAATTCAAATGAATTTTTTTCAAGAGATTGAATTGCACTATTTGTAGCATCTCTTCTTTTCTTTATTCTATCTACTAGAGTACCCGATCCAGTTGCTGGAGAGTCAATTGCTTTATCGACTGCAGGTTTGCCATACTTTTTCATAAGATATGGAACTGCTGCAGCACCTGCCGCAAGTGCAACTTTTCCCCATAGTTCATCAAGTTGCTGTCCATCTGGTTGGTAAGATGCTTTTATCATTTTTGCTTTACCTGTTCTATTTGGATTGGGATCTTCTTTACGTTTTTTTGTAGTTCTTCTTTTCTTTTCCGCAGTGCTCATTGCGGCAGCATCATCAGCATCACGACAAAATGGTTTTGTTTTTTGTCCCGGTTGTTTAGCACAAGGTTTTCCCTTATATTTTCCTGCTACTTGTATCCATCCACCACCTTTAAACCAATCACGAAGAGAATAATCTGGATCTCCTGCTCCCTTATTATCTCTTCTACCTTCTAAAATAGAATCAAATTCTTCTTTTACATCTTTAAATTTTTTGTGCTCTTTTTTAGCAGAGGATTCCATTTTTTTCAAACGAGTATAGTAATCTGGAATCTCATCAAGATGCTGTAAGGCGATGTCGGTTGCAAGATCTTTATCCTTTGTGTGCTCATGCTCAATGGGAATTCCCATTTTAAGTTGATTTTTTACAAAAGATACATCCATACGATGTTTCTTTGCAATCTGTTCAACTGTTTTATGAGATTTGACTTCGTGCATTTCGTTGAAAGGAGATTTCGATTTAGTCTCTTCGCCTCTTTGTCTTTTCTTGCGAGCAGAACAATGAGCTTTCTGAGAAAATCCTTTAGGATTATCACAATCTATCGATTTTTTGTAATCTTTGGACCAAACCATTATATGTGATAAGGATATTACTCCTTATTATTTAGAAAACCTTGCTTCAGCAGTTTTGACAGATCTGAAGTAGATCCCACAAAAATAGCATTATTTGTGGTATTAGTAGTAGTTTTTCCAGTATCTTCTTCTACATCTTTTAGTTTCTTTTGAAGATCGATTAATTTGTCTGTAACATCCCCAACATTTTTAATAAGTTGTCCTGCAACTTCATATGCTCTTGGAGAACCTCCTTCTCCAGCAAGTTCCATAATGCCATTTATTGCTTCTTGACCTTTTTCAATTAAAGAGTATAAATTTGCCCGAGTATATTCATAATCTTTTTTAATATCGTCTGATTTTATCGGAGTTATATTTAACTCATCTTTTACTTTTTCTACTTCTACTATACTACTTTCTATGTTTAAAGAAGCATCTAAATTTTCATAATTATTTTTCATAATCTATCAAATATCCTTTTGCTGAGTTGGACTGTATGTTTTAGAATCTCCAAAACTTATCCATTCTTCATCAAAGTTAAAATCATCTCCCGGGTTTGCCGTATAAGGATCTGGTTGAACCTTATATCTCATTTCTCTTTTTGCAGATGTAGTATCAGTATTGGTATACATATCAACCTGAACCTTACGAATAAGTCCATCGGTCGATTCGGCAATAGGACCAAACAGATATGTTTTAACTGTAAAATTAAAAGTATAAATCAAAACTCTTCTTGTTGAAAAATCACCCTCATAATCATCGGTAAATGAGATATTATCTAAAACTACTGGGGTATCTCTTTTTTCGCCAATAGAATCTATCAAATCAACTGACAGATTAAACGATGGTTGGAAATAAGGTAAAATTTGCTCAACAACCTGTAACGCATCATCTTGCAACTTTGATATCAAATTTAATTGAAATCCTATGTTGTATGGAACTGGTAAAAAAACTTTTTTGAGATTGGAACCATCAACTGCTTTAAAAGTCTGAGTAATACTAGACTTTCTAGATGCATCATATTGAATTGAATTCATTTCAAATGCTAACCTTGGCAAAGTCATTGCAATTGGTTTGTTCAATTCTGGTTGTTGTTCTAATCTGGCAAGAAATTTTTGTATTGGACCATATGCTAGAGGAACTTTAATCTCACTGATACTGTCATTGGTGGAGTCTTTGTGTCTGATGTAAATTTCATTAAAAAGAGTTCCGAAAGAAATAGCAGTTCTTTTAAGTATCTCGTGATAATAATATGTTCCTAACATTAAAATACTCCAAATGGATTTGATTCTGAGAAATCGATTATGCTATCGGATGCCGCTTCAATTTCTATATTTTCACTATATTTATCATATTGATCCCAGTTATTGTAAGATGAGATTGCATAAGTTGCTCCAGAACTGGATCCAACTAATACTTCACCAGCATAAAATCCCTTTGCCGCAAGATTATCAACAAAAGATACTTTAAGAGTTTTAGTGTCTTTATCCCAAGATTTAACTCTCGCTTTTGTTCCGGAAGTAGATCCAGTAATCTCTTCATTGAAGATATAAGTTCCAACTCCAACCAGTAATGGTGGATTTGCAATTGTTACGCTTGGAGGTACAGTATATCCAAATCCCGCATTAACGATTCTAATCGAACTAATTGTTTGACCAGATCCAACAACTGAGACAGCCGTTGCTGTTTTTCCAACACCAACAGTTCCCCCAATAGTAACTAATGGGGGAGTTGCATACCCAGATCCATGGTTGGTAATGTTAATTCTATAAACACCCTGCAAATTAGTTTCAATTGAACAAGTAGCAGAAGCACCAACACCACCTCCACCACTAATCGCAATTTTAGGTGCAACTGTATATCCAGCACCTGCATTTGTTAAAAGTAATGAATATACTGATTTAGCGCCACCAGAAGATGTTGTAATCGCAACAGCTGTTGCCGTAGTTCCATTAAATGGTGCATTATCGAAAACTATAGTCGGAGGTGAAGTGTAATTATATCCATCATTATTCAAGAAAATTTCTTTTATGTATCCAACAGACAAATCTGCAGTTGCAGTTGCAGTTTGCCCTGATCCGAATAGTTGTAATGTTGTAATATATCCCTGATCCTCTATTTGAGTATCAATTTCATCAATAGTTGTATCAATAACTTCATCTTCATATTCGAATAATTCACATTTTAATTCATAGACATATAATTTCCCTAATTGGTAAAAATTAACTTCATGCTCAACAAATTTGACCTCAAAAAGTCTTTGTCCTAATGGAAAATAAACAAGATCCCCTTCTCTTGGGCGAGAAGATACTTCAATTTCAGTATCAGATTCATCTAAAAAAGTTGAAATGAAGTCTTCAAATCTTTCTTTTGATATTATTAGACTTAATTCATCTTTTAAACTCATTCCAAACTTCGTCAACAAATCTCCCTGACCAGTATAACCATCGTAATTATTTACATATGCTTCTATAGAAAAATTATCATTAAATTTTGATGATTGAACTTCTTTAATAATAGTTTGCTTTCTTACAAACTTTCTGGGTATGTAAATGACATCAATCCCATAAATTTTTAATTGTTCATTTATAAGATCTTGTATGAGTCTTTGTTCATTTTTAGACCCTTGTAAGAAAAAAGGATTAAGTGCCATTATTATCCGATAAAATCGTAAGGTGGAAGTTCATAATCCATGGACATTCTTTCTTTAATGCCTTCAAGTTCTCTTTCTCCATCTTCATATATTTCTCTACCGTTCAACTCAATTCCGCCGGGTAATTTAACACCTCTAAATTTAATTAGATTTTGTCCCCATTGTCTCTTCATCAGTGCAGTCAAATATTTTTTTAAGAAACTATCGTTATATACCTTTGTGAAATTAGTTGGATCCAAAATCCTGTAACAATCAATAACAATAAATGTATCCTTAGATTGGGCGTTCCAATCAATATCTAGATACATCCTATTTTGTCTTTTGTTAAATCTAATTTGTTTATCTGTGGTTAAAAGAAAATCAATATCTTCTAGATAACTCTTAACCATAGCATATTGTAAAAGTTCAACAGAGTTAAAATAATAAAGATCATTTAAGAATAACTGATATTTGATACTAAACATTCCTCCAGAAATAGAACTAGTATCAAATCTAAAAACTTTCTCAATTCCAATTATAGAATCCGGAATTTGAATAAAGTTTGAAGATTCATAGAAATTAAAACTGGTTGACCCAATACCACTAATATTTGCTGTGCCAGATGTTGTTACAATACCAACACCATTTGTACCTCTTCCTCTTCCTCTATTAATATCTTCTTCAGTAAGTTTATACTTCAGGAACATTCTTTCGACACCATCAAAGTGTCTTTCATGAAAATACTGTAATGCATCATCTACTAAATCATCTATTTGATCATCGTCTAAGTTTATTTCCAAAACGGGAGCACCAAGTTTTCTTAAACAATAATCTATTAATTCTTGTCTACTTGCTGGTTTTGCCATTAGTACGATCCTCCATCTATTGCATTTGACCAAGCTGGAACTCCAGCATTATCAGTTGTCATTATATAGTTTGTATAATCAATTCCATTCTGCGGACTTAATGTGGAAACCATTAATCCCGATGAGTTAAAATATGGCATACCATGAGTAAAATATGGTCCATAATATAATCCACCAGAAATTGTAGTGATCCCAGTTACAATTGCATTCCTTGATAATAATTCATCAATTCTAAGATCATCGGTGACAAATACATCACCATCTACATAAACATTACTTCTAAAGGTGCTTACACCGACAAATGTAGAAACGCCAATAACATTTAAGTTATTTACCGTTGCAATTCCACTAACAAATGCTTCACGGGAAATAAATCCATCAAATCTTAAATCATCTCCAACTATTAGATCACCATCAATATAAACATCATTTTTAAAAGAACTTACTCCAACAAAAGTTGAGATTCCACTTACATTAAGTTCTCTTATAGAACCTATACCACCAATAACATTTTCTGCAGAATAAGCTTGTCCACCAGAAGATCCAGAGATACTGGAAACTATTTTTATAGCATTTTGTTGTCCGACTCTAACTTTGATATCAGGCATTACCTAGTAACTCCTTCTGTTACGAGAGCCATTCCTTCAATAACTCTGTTTTTTATTCCAAACTCATCTGTAATTAAAACATCATAAACATATCTTCCTGGTTTTAATGCAGATGTCTGAGTAGCAGTTAATTTTATCAAAATTTTTCCTGCTGTAGGTGGAAATTCTATGGATGTTGTAAAATTAACCGCACTTGAACTTCCAGACCATTTTCTCATCTGTGATGTGACAGTATATCCAGTCAAATTAAATGCAGAATTTGTTGCAGCACCTTCTAGCGTAAAAGATTGCGTAAAATCACTTCCGGAGTTTACAACAATATTATTGACATATACTGCGGCCATGTATTTTATAAGCTCTACTTTTTATTTATATTTAAGATGCTGCTCCGTCTTACATTCCCACTGAACTTAAAGAATTAATAACTTCCTGTTGTTTTAAATATAGTTTGCAATAAAGTTTGGAAAACTTTTTAAGTTCTTCATAATCTAATTCATCTATAACTCTCGAATGTTTTTCAAACTCAAATAGTTTATCTATAGTTTCAAGTTGAATTTCATTTGGATCCATTGACAATCTCCCTTAGTAAAGATTTAATCTCATCAACATCTTTTTTAAGTTGTTCTAATTCCTGTTTTTGGGAATTTCTATGATTTAGACTAGCAAGATATTGTGCATATGCACTATTATCGCAGTTTATGATGGCACCCGTTTGTTCATCTCGATACAAATTTGGGTGCCCTTCTACGGATATCATCATACAATTGCAATACTCCTTAAATCTTTAAATATAGGAACGCGAGATTGATCTCTGCTGGACATTACAATTTTAATAGTATAACCAGTAAAACTACCAAGATTTGATGCCGTATATTCGTATTCTAAGAACTGATTCTCAAGACTTGCTGGAACTCTCACATCTGGTAAACCACTATTTCTGGACGGATCTACCACATCTAAATAACCATCTTGATTCATGTCAATTGTAAGATTGTCATAACCGGGGAATAATTCAAAAGATTGTGTAACTTCACTAGAATCTGGTCTAATCAAACTATAAAGAACTCTAAAGTCTGAATTTGCTGGTCTATAAGCACTTAAAATAACTCTTAAAGAACTTGAAGGATTTACAAGATTAACTGTGTTTGAAATATAAACCGTAGCATGTGGATCATCAGTAAAACTATTTACTCTATTATCTGTAATGTAGTCCCCAACTGGAGAATTAATTCTATTTCCAATTAAGTTTACTGCAGATCTCTGCCAATTAACCATAGGTGACAAGTTTGGATTTGTAGTAGCAAGATCAATTTTTAAAATTAATGATTTTTTATTTGGCATGAAACCAAGATAATTATTGGCATTAACTTGAGAACAGATTAATCTAGTAGATGATAATTTATTCTCTACATTAAATTGAATAGGTTCATATTCTTGATCTACAAAAGAATTTTCCGTTCCATCAACACTGGTGCCACTTACTGTCCTTATTTGACCACTATAAGAAGTGGATGATCCGGGAGTTAATACTGAAACATAAGGGACAATAGTATCATATTGAATATTTTCTGTTGTAGTTAAGGTATTTCCACCACATGCAATTTCCGAATTAAAGGATAGTAATGGAGAATTTGCTGGAGTTCCTCCAGATCCTTGATCTAAAGATCTATTAGTTGCATTTGAATCAAAGTTTGTCCTATCAAATTCAACATAATGACTGTCTATGTCATTATCACCATTACTTGAAATATTGTGCTCTTTATTAATTCTTCTGAGAGATACTCCACCCAATTCATACTTGTAGACCAAAGATTGGGATGGATAACTTAATACTAAAGTAGAATCTATACCTCTAGTGATTCCTGTTAGTGTCCCTTCACCTAAAGATACGTATTAAATAATTTCA